GCACCATTCAGCATCACCTCGGTATCATAATGGTCTGCCCTGCCGGAGGATGGTTCGGATCCGAAATGCGGTTTGCCTCCTGTAACTCCGGATAACGGCTCCCATCTCCATAGCAGCGCTTTGAAATCTCCCACAGGCTTTCCCCTTCCTGCACCGTATAGGCTCTTTGCGACGGCGCGCCGGATGTCTCCCGCGACGGAATGATCAGCGCTGTATTTCCGGAAATCTGACAGGTCTTTGTCCCATAGTTCCGAAACTGTTTCAGGCTAACGGACACCATCACATCCGTCCCATACTGTCCCGCATCTTCCTTTGTTTCGTAATCTTCGATTGAAACTTTCAGGCTGCTGCCGTGCAGGCCGTTCCCCCCGGGCATCCGGCGTGAAACGACCAGCTGGAACACCCCGCTAAGCTTTAGCCGTTCAAACAGGGTAAGGTAGTATTCCGCTTTTCGGAACCCACCCGGATACTCCGCAAACGGGTATCTGACATTCGGCAGCAACGCATCGAAAGATACCTCTGTCAGCCCCGGCGATTTCAAAACGTTTACTTCGCCCTGGTCCATCAGCGTTACCGTTTCATTTCTGCCCTTTATTTTAAGCTGTAAGGTTTCCGGCGTTACCGGAAGGAGTACGCCGTCCATATAAAATGAATATGCCATTATTCATGCACCCCTTCCGCTGCCTGCTCCATCGCAGTTTTAACGCCTGTTACCATATAGTCCATCATACCGTCCAAATCCATATTGGAGCTGACGCTGTTGTTATTGACCATATCCACCCTGATCTCGGCAGTCGTGAACCGGTTTACGGCATCACGCTCCGCAATATCACGCATATATTTCAAGTTCTCGTCAGAAATATCCAGCGCTTTCCCCGTATTGGAAGCCGTTTCCCCAACGCCCGCGTCAATGCTTCCCAGAAGGTCTTCATAACCTCCCGTCCCGCCTGACCCTTTGTTTCCGGATAAAATGCCCGAGATTTTATCTCCCCATGCTTCCCCTTGGGAATAGCCCTTATCCCATGCAGCCCCGTAATCAAAACGCTCCATTCCTGTTTTTTCCACGGACAGATCAAGGTTATCCATGACCTTCTGATATTTTCCGTTCCCGTATTTCTCCGCCGCGCCTTCTACCTTTGCACTCAGCGTCCCGCGCCAGTCCGATACTGCCGCCGCCAGATTTGAACCAAATACCAGATCGATCGCCGATGCAATTTTTTCCAGAATCGCAAGGACGGAATCTGCCATATCCCCAAACAGGTGGATCACTGCGCCGACCGGGTCAACGAATACATTTGCCAGAAAGTTGGCAAATACAATGAATGGATTGACCAGCCGCTCTACCACTCCAAATACCAGCTCCAACAGCGCAAGGAACAAATTCATGACAAACGAAACCGCGACAGAAAGCACCCCCATGATGATCCCGCTTGCGGAATAAGTTGAGCCTGTGACCTTATTGATTGCCGCTACGACCGCATACAGAATCGCGATCACCGCGATAATGGCAAGGAGTATCCATGTCAGCGGGCACGCTAATAAAGCAGCATTCAGCCCGTATTGCGCCGCAGTTGCCGCAAACGTCGCACCGGTGCTCATGGCAAGATGCGCCGCGTGTACCGTTTCCCGTAAAGCCGCCACTGCTTTCAGACCGTTCCCGACCGCCTGCACGGTATTGTGTGCAACCAGCGCCGCCGTATACAGTGCGATTGCCGCCGCAACCCCGTATACGATCGGACCAATCACGGACCAGTTATCCGCAACAAAACCTGCTGCCCCTGCCACAGCGTCAAGAAGTGAAACGACTGTCCCCGCAAAAACTGCCAGCGCCTGCCCCGATAAGGATGCGAAGCTCTGGAAATCATCGCTTGACGAGATTTCACCCAGTTTGTCCCATACCGGGTCTAACGCCATCAACGCCTGATTTGAAAAAAGGCTCCATGCTTGCTCAAAGGTTGCCGGCATCGATGCGAAATCACTGTTTACCTCTTCTGCAGCTCCCAGCACGGCATTTTTTACGATTCCGGCGGTAATCTGCCCTTCTGATGCAAGGTCCTTCAGTTTCCCAAGCGGTACGTCCATATAGTCCGCCACCGCCTGCATGATGTTCGGCGCAGCCTCGAATACCGCATTGAATTCTTCCCCGCGCAGTACCCCCGAGCCGAGCGCCTGCGTCAGCTGCAGCATAGACGATTTCTGTTCTTCCTGCGACGCCCCTGCGATCTTATACATCTTACTCAGCGTTTCCGTGAATGCGATGATCTCATCGGTCGACCCAAACGCACTTCCGGCACGCTGCCCCATCTTCGCAACCACGTCCGCCGTATCCATATATGCCGACCTCGCCCGGTTTGCCGACTCAAAAATCTTTTGCTGGATCGCGTCCACATTCTCGCCTTCCCGCGCGGCAAGGGAAATCCTTGCCGACGTCTGTGACCATGCATCTGCCGTATCCCGCGCTTTTGAAGCCATCTGACCGGCGCCATATGCTACCAGCATCTGTTTGATTGTTCCCAACAGCCCTTTTGATGCCTTGTGGCTTTCCTGTACTTTTTCAGTATAATCGTTCTGGGCCGCTGCCGCCCGGCGGATTTCATTCTCCACCGAATCCACCTGCAGGCTGACGCCTGCCAGTTTTTCGCGCGCCGACTGAATCGCCGCTGTCTGCACCGGGTCATCCGCCACGCTTTCAAGGGCTGAAAAAGAATTGAGGACAATGTTCAGCGCCTTGTTCATTCCGCGCAGTGCGGAAGACATCCCGTCATTTACCACGATTGAAGTCCGGATTGCTCCCATTGCCTCACCCCTTTCCTTTTGCCCTACTTATTTCCTTCATTTTTTTCTTTTCCGCCTCCACCCGAATATCAATCGCCGCGATCACAAACGCTTTTTCACGCATCGGCAGCGAAAGATATTCTGATGGTTTCCAGTGAAATCTGTGGAGACAATAATAAGCTACCGTCGCTTCGTCATCGTCTCCGTTGATGAGTTTTTTGCATCGGCAACCAGCTCATTTAACTCGTTTCCGGAATCCTCTACCAGCGCTTCCGTAAGCCTGTCAAACTCATCCTTGTACAGCATGGCTTTGATCAGCTTTTCTTCCCCTCTTACATGATAGCTGTCCTGAAGCTCCGCATCCTTCAGATTCGGGAATACCACTGCTGCCGCAGCCAGCTTTGCCAGATACCCGTTAGCATCAAATTCATTCGTATACTGGTT